TTATAGTTTATTAAAGTGTCCTATAACTCTACCTATTATAGTACATGCTTTGAAGTCATCCCCTTCTAATGTAATATCTTCATCTTGTGGATTGTCTGATACTAATATATAAATAGGTTTTATTGGGTGTATTTTTATTCTTTTTACTAGTACCCCATTTGGAGTATTGATAACATATATATCTTTATCTCTTATCTTAAATTCTTCATTTTCAAATGGATTTACAAACAACATCTCTCCTGTTTGTATAGTAGGATACATACTATTTCCTATTGCATGGATAATATGAAGATGTTTAAAAACAGTTATTCCTAATTGAACTTTTAGAAAATCTTTATCAAAAGCCATAACCATAGGAGCTTTATCAAAGTTTATTGCACCTGCTCCAGCTGCTGCATAAGTGTCTTTAAAATAAGAAATATTTACTAAATTTGAGTTAGTTTCATTTTGTAACTTACTATCTTTATTTAAAAGCATATCTCCTTTACCAGTTAATAACCACCAACCACTAATAGAATATTTTTGTTCTATCATTTCTGCAAAATCAGGATTTAATTTGTGTGTTTCAGTCTCTATATTTTTAATTTTATCCCATTTTAAAGAAAATTGTTCTGCAAATTCGCTTTGTGTTAATCCTACGTAATCACGGGCTTTTTTAAGTCTTTTTCCTGCTGTCATATTACCTCATTAGAATATTTATATGCTATTTAGAACAAAAATACTTGACAAATAGAATAATTTTGTGCTAAAGTTTCAACATATTAACCAGTTCGTTAATAAACATTATAACAAAAAGAGATAAAAAATACTTTTTTTGAGTTCTTTAAAAACTTAAGCCACACTCAGAACTGATTGGCTGAACTGTTAAAAGCTATCTTATATATTTGGTTAAGAGTAAATATAAAGATTGAGGTGCAAGTGTAGATACCAAGAAAAGAAAAGTCTACAACATAATAGAAATATTTATTATTAAGTCTTAGTAGAAATGAGCACTCAACTAAGGCTTAACCGTGAATATTGACTTAAGATAAATATTTGAAGTGAGTATTTATTACTTAGAAAGAGAGGTTAATTTGATTAATAAAAGTTTAAAGGATATGACTCTCAAGGAGAGGTTTGATAGTAGAGGATTTGCAGTTAAGAAATATGCAACTGCTTATGGTGTCAGCCATACTATTTTAAGTATGGTTTTAAGTGGAGATAGAAATGGAAGAAATAATATAAATGGTGATACAAGAAAGATAATGGCACAACTTAAAAAAGATAAGGTTTGGATAGGAAAGCTTCCTTGGGAGGTATAAAATGGAATTTATAGCTAAAGATTTAATGGAAAAATTAAATCTAACAAAAATGGCAATTTCTAAAGCTCTAAAAGATATTCCTTATGAACTAAAATCTATTGATGGAAGTTTTAAGCCTGTAAAACACTATAAATATGATGATTTACCACTTCGCTATAAAGAAAAGTTAAAAGAGCTTGGAGTTGTAAAAGAGGAAGAAAGAGAAGATGTAAAGGTTTCTAACATTTCAAAAGCAAATTTTACAAAAAAATATCTTTTGGCACATCCTTTAAAACAAAAACAAGCTATTGCAAAATGTAAATTGGTTGAATTTTATAGAAAAAAATCAATGACATTAAATCAAAAAGAGTGGTTAGAACAAACTTTGAAAAATGATATTAGCTTTGATATTTTAGGAAGTGTTAGTTTAAAACAACTCAATGATTGGATTAGGAAATATAAAGAGGCTGAGGATAAACAGATAAATATAGTTGAAGCCTTTATTGATAGTAGAGGAGCCGAAAAAGGAGTAAAAGCTTTAGATAAAACTCAACAAGATACTGCAATTCGATATTTTTTAAGGGCAAGTCGACCAAGAATAAGTGAAATATATAGAAATATGTGTCATACCTTTGGTGATTTGATGCCTAGTTATGATGCTTTGAATAACTTTTATAAAGAGTGGAAAAGAAAAAATCCCTTACTTGAGGAGTTTGCAAGAAATCCTGATAGTGCAAAAAATAAATATTTAGCAGCTTATGGAAAAGCCGATGCAAAAGCAAGTTATAAAAATCAGTTTTGGGAACTTGATAGTACACCAGCTGATGTAATTTGTGCTGATGGAAAAAGATATACAGTTTTAGCTGCTATTGATGTATTTAGTAGAAGAGTTGTATTTCATGTAGCTTCCACTTCTAGTTCTTATAGTATTTCACAACTACTTAGAAAAGCTATTTTAAAACTTGGTATTCCTGAAAATGTAGTAGTTGATAATGGTAAAGATTATACTTCAAATCATTTTGAATCTATATGTACCAATTTAAAAATCAATATGAATATTGTTCCACCATTTAGTGGTGATTGTAAACCTCATGTTGAGAGAGTTTTTGGAACTATGGCTAGAGAGTTATTTGAACAAATACCAGGATATATAGGTCATAGTGTTGCTGAAAAGCAAGAGTTACAAGCTAGAAAATCTTTTGAACATAAGATAATAGCTCAAGAAAAATGGAGAAAAGAACATTCATTAAAAACAGATGAAGAAAAAAAGGCTTTTAGAGATGCTTGGAAAATAAGCAAAGAAAATATAGGACTTGATTTAACTGTACTTTTAAATCCTGAAGAGTTACAAAGTTGGATTGATAACTGGGTTGATAAACTTTATGAACAAAGAGAACATAAAGGAATAAATACTAAGCCAATTACAAAATGGAATAGTGATCCAACGGCTGTGCAATCAATACCTGATATACGAATGCTTGATTTACTTCTTGGTGAAAGTGTAATTAGAAAAGTTGGTAAAAAAGGTATTTCTTATGATGGATGTAACTATGTTCATCTTAATTTAGTTGAGTTTACAGGGCATCAAGTTTATATCATGTCAGGACATGATATGGGATATATCTTAGTTTATGATGAAAATATGAATTTTATCTGTATAGCTGAAGATGTAGAACATATGGGTAAAGATAGATATGCAGCAAGAGGAGCTAAGAAAAAATCTAAACAACTATTAAGACAGATGGATAAGATAATTAAAGAAGCTCAAGCTATCAAAGATATAACTATCCTTGATAGGATTGAAGCAGTAGGGCAGGTAATAGATACAAATACGATAACTGTTGCAAAGCATACTGAGACAATAGATAGACTCTTAAAAGACTCTATAAAAATAGAACAAATAGATAAAAAAGAGCTAGAAAAATCAAACAGATACGATTTTAAAAATAAAGATGAAGAGGGAAAACCTACAAAAATACTTCCAAGTGGAAGACCAGTTTTTGAAAGTTACTTTGACAGATTTGTTTGGGACTTAAAAAATAATATGGTTGATAATACAACTAAAAAATTAGCAGAAAAATATCCAAGTATTTGGGAAATGGCAGAAAAAGAAGCAAAGGTTGGATAGGGAAGTGCTTTTGCACTTCCTGTTCGAGTCTTTCGCACAGACTTAAATTAAATCAAACAGGAGATTACAAAATGCAAGAAAAATTCTTACATACGCAAAATTATATCAAATTGGAAGAGGCTTTTCAAGGATTGAAAGAACTTCCTATATCTGCTCCAAAAATGGGCTTAGGTTATGGTAATTATGGACTTGGTAAAACAATAAGTTTAGAAAAAATTACTGCAAAAGAAGATGCACTTCTTTTTAGAGCAGTTCAAACTTGGACTAAAACTTCTGTATTAAGAGAGATATGTACAGAGCTTAATTTAGATACTCAAGGACAAGCATCTTATCTTTATAAAAGAGTTATAGAATCGCTTATAAGTGAGCCTAGAATTCTTATAGTTGATGAAGTAGATGCAATACTAAAAAGTACAAAGAATGAAGTTTTAGAGCTATTTAGAGATATACATGATGAAACAGGGATAATCGTCTTTTTTATAGGTATGGAAGAGTCAAATGCTAAATTTAAAAAGCATAGACACTATTACTCAAGAATAGTTGCTTTAGTTGAATTTAAACCTATCATAAAAGAGGATATTAAAAAGTTTTGTGAACTAAGTGATGTAAAAATAGAAGATGATTTAATTGACTTTTTCTATGCAAAATATCCAAATCTTAGAAATATTAGAGTTTTACTCATAAGGCTTGAAAAATATTGTGAACTAAATAATTATGAAAGTGTAGATTTAAAAATATTTAGAGAAAGTGGGGTGGAACATGGAAAATAAAATATTTTATGCAAAGAAAACCAAAAAAAATCAAATGATGTGGAATTATATTCGAAGAAACAAAATTTTTAGAGCAGCAGAGATTCTTATTGTATGTGATATTGGAGTGAGCTATTTATCTAAATATTTAAGATTTCTTGAAAAGTCAGGTTATATAAAATGCATAAGTAAAAAGAGAAATATTTTATTAGATAGGGAGTATAGGTTTATCAATAATACTGGTCAAAAAGCACCATTAGTAAGTAATAACTCTTTATTTGATTATAACATCAATAAGAGTTTTGATTTTAGTCCAGATAAACCAAGAAAGATTGAAATTCCCGAAACTTTAATGAAAGTATTGAGTTCAATAAATCAAGAAGAAATTACTATATCTGATATAGAAAAACAAGCAAATATTACAAGTATTGCATTAGAAAAGTGGTGGTCTAGATTAAAAAAAATGGGTGTAATTTGTGGATTAATTGAAGTTAATGAAAAGCATCCCACTCGTTTTTATAATAGAAAATATAAAAAAGAAGGAAGTAAATTTTTATATAAATATAATATTTCAAGAGCAAAAGAAATAAAACAAGCTTTAGAAAATGGAGCTTATAACTATTTTAATACAGATTTGAAGACATTATGGATACAGCAAGAATCCACGAACTCTTAAAACAAGAGATAAAAGATAAATCCATAGGCAAAGTGGCTCGTGAACTTGGATTATCAAAAGCAACAGTTAGTTTAGTTGCTAGAAAAAAATACCCAAATCCCCAAAAAATATATAAAAAAATCAAAGAAAAATATTGTGTTACACAAATTATAGGTGTTCAAACAACAACTAATGATTTAGTACAACTTTTAAAGGAGATAGAAGAGTGATAGAAATAATTTTAAGCCTTTGTGGTGGCTTTGTGAGTGGTTATATGGTTTGCTCTATATTTAGAGATAAAAAAGATAAGAAAATACCTTTTAAGGATGGAATATGAATGTGGTACCTATTGTTAAAAAATTTTCAATTGAAAATGATAAATATAGATTTTTGGTTGGAAAAGGTGGAGTTGGAGTACAACTTAGTCAAGATGAAGCTATGTATGTAGCTAGAAGTTTAGCTTTACATTTAGGGCTTTGTATAATTGAAAAAGGAGTAAATATACCATTTACTGCTCTAAATGCAAATGAAAATAGTACAAGAGAAAATCCTCTTGGTGGTGATGATAAAGAAGAACATTCATAGAGCTATCTTTAAAAAAAGATAGCTTTATTGAGTGCTCGAAAATTAAATAAAAAAGGAGATTTATGCCAACAATAAATGAAAAAGGAATGTGGCGAAATAAAGAAGGTGATTTTATTCACCCTGATATGATAACACCTGATAAGCAGCTTGAAGATGAAACGGTTGAAAGTATTGTAAAAGGTGCTTTAGTCTTACAAAAGCAAATGATAGAGTTTAAAGCAAAAGCTTTTGAAGAGTGTTATGGTTTTGTGGATTTACTTCGACAAAAGTATAACATGGAGAGAATCACTTCAAAAAGTGGAACTGTTACATTAAAAAACTTTGATGGTACAAAAATAGTTGAGATACAAGTTTCTAAACTTATCTCTTTTGACCAAAAACTTAGTCTTGCAAAAGAAAAGATTGATGAGTATTTGACTTTAAAAACAAATGGAGCTGATGCTGAAATTCAAACATTAATTACAAGAGTATTTGATGTGAAAAATGGAAAAGTTGATGCAAAACAAATCTTAAGTTTAAAATCATATCCAATTGAACATGAACTATGGAAAGAAGCTATGAGTATGATAGATGATGCAACAGAGATTGCAGGAACTAAATCATATATTAGATTTAAACATAGAAAAAATGGTGAAGTTGATGGAAGTTTAGAGCATATAGTATTAGATTTAGCAGGTCTTGAAATGCCAATAAAAGAGCTAGAAAATGGCAAAGATTGATGAATCTATGAAGATATTATCATGGTTAGAACATAACAATGATAATACAAGGGTTTTACACAAAAATAAAGGTGAGTTAGGGCTTACCTTTTTTGGAATTTATCAATCAGCTCATCCAACTTTGAGTATTTGGAATACGATAAATCAAGTTCTTAAAAGTGAATCTGATACTAAAAAAGCTGGATCAATTTTAATGAAAGATAGTGAACTTTTAAAGCAAGTCAATATCTTTTATAAAAAAGAGTTTTGGGACAAAATGCGACTAGATGAAATAAGTAGTCAGCATATAGCAAATGAGATATTTATTTTTGGAGTAAATGTAAACTGGAAAATAGCTATCAAAGAAGCTCAAAAGCTAATAGGTGTTACAGCAGATGGAATAATAGGAACTCAAACACTAAAGGCTTTAAATAATTATGATGAAAAAGTATTTGACAAGAAGTTTGATGATGTAGAAATTGCTTACTATGAGCAAATAGTTAAGAATAAACCTCACTTAGCTCATAACTTAAAAGGATGGATAAGTAGAGCTTTATATGTTGTAAATGAAATATCACAAGATGTGAGGATTGCTTGATGAGTTATGGCAAATATTGTTGGGAAGATACACAAGAAAGAGAGGAAATACGAATAAATAAAGAGATAAATAATACTTTCGTATTTCCTAATACTTATAGGAAGTTAAAAGATGCTTCAAGTACCAAAGTTCGAGAAAGCAATATTCCTATTGATTTTAAAGCTTTTGGTTATGAGTCGGATGGTAGAGAATGATACCTCAATTTGACGAGAATAAAAGTTATGAAGAAAAAGAGCAAGAAGCCCTACAAGAACTGAAAGATAATGGTTTTACAGTTGTAAAAGATTACTCGTCAAGATTAGGGGAATAAAAGTAGTTTCATAGAGCACTCTTTGAGTGTTCTATTGAGATTATTAGTAGGAGTGAAATATGGGTGAGATTATGAAAGATGAAGATTTTTTAAAAACAGTTACAAAAGAGGAACTTTTGGAAAGCTGGGGAAAAGAGCAAGAAAGAAGAAAAAAAGCAGATGATAGAGTTCGACATCTTGAGAGCATAGTAAAAGATTTACAAAAAGAGAGTGATAAGTTTAGAAAATGGTATTACAAGGAGAAAAAGAAAAATGAACATACTAACAGTTAATACAGGCAATGAAAAGCTAGATGAAGCTTATAAAAGGATGCAAATACATATTTGTACCTATGATAAAGTTGATGAGTTTATAAACTATTTTAACTCTATTACAAAAAATGTAAAAGAAGATGAACTTTTAAAATGGCTTTTAAAAGTCTTATTTTGGGAGTTTAAATATGGAAGAGTTGATAAAAAACACGATTTTGATTTACTGCTTGAGAAAGTAGAACCTAAAGATAAAGTAGTACTTGAAAAATGGTTAAAAGAAAAATTAGAAAAGGTTAAAAATGTTTAGTTTTGAAGAAATGGCTCTTACAGTAAATGATTTGGATAATCAAAAAACTATTTATTATATAGATAATTTTTTAGTAAGTGAAGCTATAACTATGATTTATGGAGCACCTTCTCAGGGTAAGACATGGTTTATGTTAGCTGTTAGTAAACTTTTAGCAAAAAAAGTTAAAAAAATTTATTATATAGATTTCGATAATCCTAAAAGACAACTAAAAGAGAGAGGTGTTGATTGGCTTATTTCAAACTATTCTAATATTAAATATTTTAGTAAAGGTGGTTTGAATGTAACTGCTGATGGTTTTTTATGTGAAATTAAAAAAAATGCTTTTGGGCAAAACTATAAGGATTGTATTTTTATTATTGATAGTACAAGAGATTTTGTTGATAACATTCACAATGATACTCAAGCAAAAGCTTTTATGCAAAATATGAAAGATATAAGAGATTCAGGAGGAACTGTACTATTAATACATCATGCGACGAAAAATGGAAAAGTTATAGATGGAAGTAGTGAATTTGCAAAAAGTGCTGATAATGTATATGAATTTAAACAAAAAGCTAGAATAGGGAATGAACTACAATGGAGTTTAAGAGTAGAAAATGATAGAGATGCTATATCTGATTGTGGTTTTGCAGTTGATACTACTACTTTAGATTTAAAAGATATAGATCCAGTTTTCTCAAATATGAGTGAATATGAAGAAAGTTTTGTAAATAAAGCAATTGAAGTATTAAAGAAAAATCCTGATGGATTAAATAAAAAAGAGTTATTAGAAACTCTTGGTTTTGAAAAAGATGACAAAACTGCAAACGATACAATCAATAAGTTTAATGCGAAATTTTGGGAATGTAAGCAAGAAAAAAAAGGGAAACCTTACAACATCACTTTAATTGCTTGAAACTGCTACAACCGCTACAACCGCCTAAATATAAGCCCTATAAATGGCAGTTGTAACGGTGGTATCAGTTGTAAAGAAAAAATAAAGAAAGGATATAATAATGACACAATCACAATATACTTATAAAAAAGCCTTATTCAAAAAATACAAATAGTTAAACATAATGTTTTTATAGATGATGAGCAAAGAAAAGAGTTTATGCTTTCAAGGTTTGGAGTTGATAGCACTACAAAGTTAATAAAACTACTTCTAGATTTTTGTAATAGAAATGTAAGTGATATTCCTATGTTAAATAGAATATAAGAATAAAAGATATTATAACTGATAAACAAATTGAAAAGATAAGAGTTGTTTGGAAAGAAAAAGCTAGAGATAAAAGGGAAGAGGCTTTAATGAAATTTACTTGTAAAATAGCAAAATATAAAGCCTCTAGAATAGACGATTTTAAACTAAGAGAAGCTTAAAAGATTATTGTTTCTCATTAAAGTATTCTTTTATTTGATTTGTATAATAATCTATAGAAGAAATGTTTTCTTTTGTCTTCTTCTTTGTTTCTTCTGAAATATTAAAGTTTTCTAATATTTCATTTGATTTTATTTTTAATTCATCAAATTTTTTTAATATTAAATCATATTTTTCAAGAAAGAATAAATATGTGCAATATTTTATAAAATCTTTAAAATAATTATCTGAATTAATATTTAATTTAGTTGTTTCTAAATATTTATTTATTGTTTTTTTTATTTCAACATTTTCATTATCTTTAAAAGCTTTGTCATTATAAATATTTTTATTTATAATAAATAAAAAGTTTTTATTTTCTTTTTCAAAAATTAAAAATTCAAAAAATTTAAAATTTTCAATATATTTTTTCAACATTACTGAACCTATAGAACTTATACAATGGTAAAATAAAAGTTTTAATTCATCTTGTGAGAATTGTACTCTAAATATATCTGAATACTTTTTCTTTTCTTCATCATTAAAATTAGAATCTGATATAAACTTAAAAATTTGATTGATATTCTCAAAATATTTATTTAGAACACGTTGTTTTTCAATATAATATAAATCATAAAATTCATTAAATTTCATAAAATATAATTTTTGTTCTTTTGATATAAAATCAATATCTTTACAAATTTCATTGAAAGCTTCTTCTTTATAAAAAAGAGCACTTTTATTTGAGTTGAATTCTAGTTTTCCTTTATATAATGAAAAAAAATTATATCTTTCAAAACTAAAATTATCAACTATTTTATTATGTAAGTTGATTAGATTAAAAAAAGTGGTTTCAAAGTTTTGAATTTTTAAAGATTTTGATTGTTCTATTAATGCTTTAGATGATTTAGCTAATTCCTCTGTTGAATTTTTTAATTCTTTACTTTGTAGCTTAATAGTGATTAATAGTAAGCAAAAACTCAAAAAAGCTAAAATAGGGTTAAGAGTTCCACCAAAAAAATCACCCATTTGTCCTAGCTCTTCAACTTCTCCAGATAACCAGCTTAAGCTATGTTTTGAAAAATAGAAATAACCAAAAATAAAAATAATTAGCATTGCAATAAAAGCAATGAATATAATTCCCCACCATTCTTTAAAAGAATTATTAATTTTTTCTTTAAAACTTTTATTTTTTTTCATAGTATTTATTCCCTAAAATAAAATTATACGCTTTATATTAATAGTGATAAAAGCGCGATAAAGCTTTGCTTCAATTTGCTTATAAAATAGCAAAATACAAAGCTTTAAGACTAGATGATTTCACAGTCAATGAAGCACAAAAGATTATTGTGGCTCTTGAGAGGATGGATTAGATTTATTAATTTCATCTTCTATTTCCTTAATGATTACTTCAATATTTCCATCATGTATAACTGTTGAAATATTTTGTATATTTTCTTTTGCTAAAATATAATCATTACTTTCATAATATTTTCTTATAAGTATATATTTATCACAATATTGTCCATTCTTAATACCTTCGAAGCATTCTTTATTTTCATATAATATATTTTGTGCAAAATTATTAAACTTATTTTTTTCATCTCCAAAAGCATAATCAGAATAAAGATAATTAGATATGATAAATTTAAAAATATGTTCTTCTTTTTCTATTATTAAATGTTCAAAGAAATTAAATTCTTCAATATAGTTTTTAAATTCTTCAGAACCAATTTTTCCTGCACAGTGATAAAAAAGTAGTTTTAATTCATTTGAAGAAAATTGTGCTCTAAATAAATTAGAATATTTTTTTTTATCTGATATAGTCTCATCTGTTGAAATAAATTTAAGTATTTGGAATATATTTACAAAATAATGACCAATATAAGGTTGAATAGTATCATGAATTAAATTATATAAATTAAAAAATATTCTAGGAGGGTAAATATTAGTACTTGAAATTCTTTCTATTCCTTTTACAATTTCTTTTATTGCAATTTTTCCTGATATGTCATTGTTAGAAGGTTTCTCCTCGAATTTAATACTATTGAATTCATTTTTTGCATTAACTCTACGATATTTAAAAGATGGATTGTCTTTTATCACAATATTTTTAAGAATTTCATTATGTAAACTTAACATATTGAAAAAAGTAGTTTCAAAGTTTTGAATTTTTATAGACTCTATTTGTTTTTCTTGAGCATTAGCTGACCTATGTAATTCTTCTCTTGTAAGTTTTAATTCTTCTTGAGAATTTTTTAAAGCCTTATTTTGTATCTTTACTGTCATTAAAAGAAGAATAAAACTAAATAAAGCAAATAAAGGGTTTAATGCACCACCTATAAAGTCACCTACTTGACCAAGTTTTTCAATTTTATCAATTTGATGGTTTTCTTTGACTATAGTTGACCAAGAATTTTCATCATTTGCAAAAAATATATAGCTGAACTGATTCATATATAACATTAATATTCCAAAAGCAAATAGCATTACAATAAGCATAATAGGTATTGAAAGCCATTCGTCAGAGCTTGTGGTTTTTTTATAAATATTTATTCCAAATTTTTTTAAAATAATATAAATACTTTTGCTTTGATTTGTATTATCTAAATTTTCCTTTTTCTCCCCCAAACTATCCCCCTAAATTAAAATCACACATTCTACTTCAATAACAATAAAAATTATATATATTACAGTTTGTAATGCTATTGCAAAATGTAATATATTTGGTTATAATGAGCCTTATTACAACTTATTAGTATAAAAATTTAGGAGAGGATATGGCAGCAGTTACAAATTATGATTTATTTGAAGAATTATTTAACTTTATTAAAAATCCTGATGTTGAAATAACTGATGTTATCAAAGAGCATGGTGGTTCAAGCTTATATATCCCATCTTATAAAACAACATTTAGAAATGATGAGATTTGTGAAGAGTATAAAAGAAGATTAGGTGAAAAAAGACTATCTAAAAAACTTGCAAAACAGTATGGACTCAGTGAAGCTCAAATACTTCTTATCACAAAACCTCTTCGTGAACCATCTTTATTTTAAACCACTTTCTATAAACTCAACTGTTATTTCTTCTATTCTATCCTTTACATCACTATACAACTCGCCATTAATTGTTATAGGCATAAAACTTCTTTGGGGTATTTTAGTTTTTTTATTTCTTCCAGCATTACTAGCCCCAAATTGATGAACCATTGGATAGAAGTAGTCATCTTCATTTACAGTAGTTATTCCAACCATTGCACTATCACTATCAGATTCATTTATTAATCCTCTTTGCATATCACCATCTTTATATAGTATTTTTGAAGTAGATTTATATTTTTTTGTTAATTCAGATAGTGGAGTCCACTTATGTCCATTTGGAGATTCTTCATTTTCAAAGCTATCAATAGAAATATTATAAAGATAGTTTGATATTTCACTCATAAGTGGAGCTGTATCTGTTATATTATTTTCAATTTCTTCAAGTTTTCTTTTAACAGCTTCTATGTTTTCTATTTTTAGTATTACTTGCATTTTTTATACTCCTGTGGTACAATTCGGTATTAAAAGGATGAGTTAAGATAATATGGCAATGTAAGCTCTGCCCTGCGAAAACTTAACCCTAAACTTACTTTAATCCTTTTGATAAATTAACTTCTCAACTCTTTTATTTTCAACAGTTCCAGAACTATCTATGTAATAAGCACTTAAACCTACAGTTTTATCTTTTAAATATTCGACCAATACCATCAAAGCTTTTTTTGCTCCAGCTTCAGTTTTATAATACTTCATAAACTTTTTTACAACTCTACTATCTTCATCTATATATTTATCGTTTGTATCTCTTAATTTTTCAAACTCAAGATATATCTCATCAGGGTCTTTTAGAGTATTGGCAAGTTCAGCTATAAAAAGGTTTCTGCTTTTTTTAAATAGTTTAACAATCTCTTTGTTCTTAAAGAAATCATCATTTACAAATATTGGGTCATTTGTTTTGTCTATAAAATAAGAGTTTTCTTTTGCTCCTAGAGTTTTATAAAACCTATTTTTTAGTTCAGCTTCACTTATATTTTCTAAAGCTTTATTTTTTGCACTTAAAATATTTGGTAGATTATTTAAAGAATCATCTAAATTTATCTTTTTTAATCCTGTAAGGTTCGTATTTTTGCCTACATTATAAGCCCAATCTTTTGAAGCTATACTTTCTACTTTACCTTCAATAGGAGATAATCCTCTTTTTTTTAAATCACTTTGGCTATGAGCTGTAACTGAACACTTACAATTCCAATCGTTAGGAGGATAATTCTCTATCCAAAACTCATGGTCCCTATGAAATACTGAACCATGAAGTTTTCTATGAGAGGCTCTTGTATTTTCTAATAATACACTTCTATACATCCAATAAGTTGATAGTGGTAGTTTCATCATCTGTTCATATCTATGCTTTTGATAAGCTACTCTCATGTTAGTATCGTATATAGTTTTTAATCTTCTTGAACCTATTGTTATCTTTTTTGTTTCACCTGTTTTAGGGTCTGTTATTTCCTTTGTTCCCCACCAACCTTTTTTTTCTAAAGTTGGCATAATCTCTTTTTTCCAAGCTTCAAAGTTTTTCCCACTTTTGATGGCATCTACTAGTGAACTATGAATATCATTTAGTAAATCCATTCTAGTAACTTTTGCAACTGTAAAAGCTTTATTGTGAGCTTCTTTTAAAAGTTCATCGTGATTATAAGTAAGCGTGAGTTGTTTATCTTTTAGACTATCTACTATATTTTGTGGAGTCTTTTGAAAATCTAGTTTAACCATTTGGATTTTCATCCTCTATTGAAGCAACTCCTAAAAGCGAAGCATTTGCTAGATATTTATATAAACTATCTTCTAACTCTTTTGTATCAAAAGTAGGGTAAGCTTTAAAAAGTTGTTCTAGCGTCTCTTCATGGCTTTCACTTTTATTTATAATTTCTAAAATTTGCTTTTGAAATGTAAGTGCTAAATGTGAGAAATCTATATTATTTAAGTTTCTTTCTAACTCATCTTGAGGAAGATTATTTAAAATAATTGGATTTGTTCTTGAAATGTTACTATTGGCTATTAAGCTATTATTCTTTTGTTCTATTTCAGTAACTTTGATATTATAAGTTGCTTCTATATACTCTTTTGTAGGCTTATATCCCATATCGTATATTATTTTATCTCTATCTGCTAACTCTTTGTTTGGGTCGTCTTTATCTTTTAGTTTACCTTTTATAACAGTTGTTGTTTTATTAAATTCTTGAAAAATCCAAATAAGCTCTCTTATTATTTGATTTACTATGTTTTCATCAGCTTGAGCTAAATCTTCCCTTACTTCATTATGAACATTAGCAGCAGCCAAAGAGCCACTTTGTACATTTGCAGTTAAGTTTCCTCCTAAGATTACCTCTCTTATTTGGTTGTCTATATATTCAACTAACTCTTTGAAGTTTCCACCATCTTTTGCAGTTTCTATTTTTATCTCATCTTCTGTGTCTATTACTGCTCCATCACCACCAAGCATATTGTATATCTCTTCAGCCAAAGCATTTTTATCACCTTCAGTTTTACCAATTACCCAAGGAGTTCCAAATCTTTCAAGTAGTTCCATCCAAAATTGCAAAGAAGCATTTTTAAACTCAACTAACCAAAACAAAGTTTGAATTAAAGGTTGACCATAAGGCTTATTTGGTTTTGCTTTGTATGTTGCAGCAATAACTTTATGAAATTCTATATCTTCACTAAATCCTAAATTATTAAATTTTATTTTTCCATTATCTAAAATAAAATTTTTGTAGTTTCTCTCAACTAGAGTTGGAATAAAAAAGCCATTTTCAAATTCCCAATTTATCTCATATACTCCAAAACCATAGTAAGGTATATCTAAAATAGAATCTATTACATTAAAGCTAAAGGCATCTTCTAAAATCTCTTTGAAGTTACTATTTTCGCACTCTATTAGTATCTCTTTTTTTAAAGTACTTGCTTTTCTATTTCCAATTGCTGCAATTACTGTACTATCTCTCATAATCTTATCTATGGTTTCATCATCTAACCAAGAGTTATGTACAGGCAAATCAAAAAGAGGTTTTAATATATCTTTGTATCTTGTAAGATCTCTTACTTTTACTGTTTGTTGTTTATTATTTACAAATAGTTTTTTTATGCTTTTAAACATCTATCTTTCTCTCCTGTTTGGTCTTTTGTGTCTATTACTATTTCTAGTATTTGTTCTTTTTCCACCACCTTGAGAATCTTTTTTTATTCTTCTTAATCTGCTCATTGCATAGATTTGTTGAAGTGGATCGTGTAAGTCATCATTTTCAGCTTCTGGGAAATCATCCATTTGTGCAAACAGTTCAGGATGATCTCCTACAAATATGATATCTTCATCATCAAGTGGGAACTCTAACTCTCCCATTCTGTCTTCTTTGTTTTGAGTATGATGAGTAAACTTCATAATAGGTACTCTCACACCTTCTCTAAAACAAGCATCTTTTATCCAATCTCTAAGCATATAAAAACCGCCGTTTTTATCACCGCCTAGCATATCAATTCTCATTTTTTTTAAATCTTTGATTACTTCATCAACTACTGCTTTACCTTTGATACGACTTTGTTTTGAATAAAATATATAAAGCTTTTGAGTAGTAAAACTTATACCTCCAGCAACTCTTCCACAAAAGTCCCCTTGATTACTATCACCTTTTGCATCAACCACATAATAAATATAATCAAGCTTTGGCATTTGAGTATGGCTTATTTTTGGAAATTTACTAGAGTCAAACTTTTGGTTTTCACTATTTGGATTATTTTGTTGCTCTTTTTGAAAGGCTTTGTTATTAGCTGCTCTTTTTTGCATAAGATACTCTAAACTTACAGCATCCCAAAGTAAAACAGCTCCTTCATCCATTAGCTCTTTATTCTCTAAATAGAAGTTATGAGCTTCTTGTACACCCTCATATTTAAAGATTTTAGAGTACTCATCCCAAAGTTCTATATTTTTTGGATATTGAACTAAAGCACGAAACTTTACAGGATGCCAAAAAGCTAGTTTTAGTTTTCTAGCTAAAACACTATCTCTATGTAAAATAGTTCCTATATATAAAATATCCATAGAACCATCAACACTTCCTAAGTTATCAATTGCTTCATCAAGCCAATCTTCTAGTTTATCTCTTTGAGTTCTACTTCTTACATTTGTATCATTTTCTAAATCATCTATGATGGCAAGGTCTGGTCTGAAAGTGCCGTGTTTAACTCCCCTTACTCTTTTCCCACTACCATAAGCTTTTACTTTGATATTGTTATTGGTAACTATCTCTCCAATTTTCCAAACTTTACCAATTCCACAAGCATTAGAAAAATCTTGTTTAAGTCTTTCATTTTCTTCTAACTCAGCTTTTATTGCTTCAACTAAAGTCTCAGCTAGTTCAATAGCATCTGAAAAAAGTGTTATAAAATGTTTGTAATTATTTACAATACACCAAATAGGAAAAGCAATAGACACATCTGTACTTTTTCCAAACCCTCTTGGAGCTGCTATTGCAAATTTTAATCCCATAGGTTTTAAATCATCTATGATTTTGTAATAAATAGTTTCAAGTTCATCTTGAAGTTTTGATTTACCTTCTAAACTGTAGTAGTGTGGAAAGTAAGTCCTTCTAAAATAGTGAAAATCACTTTTTTGTTTTTCAATTCTCTCTTTTGTTTTTGTAGGATCAAGTAAAGTTGTAACTTTGATTTGCTCTTTTAGTTCACTTGCAAAATCACTGACCCAAGTTTTATACTCTTTTCTTGTAAGCTTTAAAGCTCCTAATTTTGAAATACCATTATCACGAGCTGTTAAATAGGTATCATCTAAAAAACGTAATAATTCAGATTTTTCAAATAGAGACATTTGCTAATTCCTCTTGAATTTCATAAACAGTTTCTATAACTTTTTCCATACATTCAACACTAATCTCTCTTTTTAAAGAAGTTAATATTTTTTCAATAGTTACTTTGATAATTCCTAATTTATAAGCTTCAGGGTCTTCTTGTCTTGCAATTTTTCCCATTTTAGAGAAACTATCTCCAAGACTAACTATCATTTGAGCCTTATTTTCAACATTCATTTTTTCATTTTCTCTAATTTCTTTTAGAGTTTGGTACATGTAAGTTATAAACATAGAATACATATTCTCTTTTGTTTCTTGAGTCTCTTTGATATGTTTTGAAGCTCTTAATGTAAGCCAATCGAAACCTTCAGCTTTATCTTTACTTTGATAATTTTGTACAGTTTTATCACTTATTTCTAAAGTTTCAGCAATTTCTATATAGCTTTTATTTGCATCAACAAATAAACTTCTTGCTAATATTCTATTTCTATCTGCATTACTCAATTTTGTCATTATCTAAACCCTTGAAAACAAACTCTTTTTTTATTGTGATGTATAAAAGCAAAGTTTTTAGGAGTCTCTTTTGCCTTTTCTTTTTCTTCTATATTTGTAAGAAGTCTTCCTGTACTCATTTTATATAAATATGTTTCATTCTCTTTTTTTAACTCTTTGTCAGTTTCACTAACTAAACCATTTTTTCTTCTTAATTCATAGATTGTAAAATCAACAATAATCTTTTTTAAAAGTGGAGTAGGGTTAGCTGGTAAAATAATAAAAGATTCACAAAAAGAGATTGAATCATTTAATGCATCATTTATAACTTCTTGATTTATTTCTCCAGTTGCATTTAAATCTGAAAGTTGAAGTAATTCATCTTCACTTATCTCTTTTAATAAATCTTCGTTTGTAATCATTTTAAAAATCCTTTCTAAGGCGTTTAAAACCCGTTTAAAAATCAAAATCTTTTTTTATTCGATACATTTATCGTTTTTAATAAAAAAGCCCATATTTCTAAAATATGAGCTTTTAAACTTTTTTAGATAAATTTACCTTTTGGAGTTGCAGCAGGTCTTGAGTTATAAACTAAAGGTCTACATTCACTTCTTACTTCCCATCCTCTACCTTTTGCTAATTCTTCGACTGCACCAAAATATAAAGCTGGTTTCATATTTGCAGCTTTTGTATCATTTGCTCTTGAATATCTTAATTTAAAAATATTTCCATCTTCAGGTAAGAATACACAAGAATCATTAGGGATGAATTGTTTATCTTCTCCATCACTATTTTTGTAAGTAGCAACATATTCTTCAAAAATAAGTCCATAAACTTCTAAAGAAGATACCCCATCTTTATCTATCCACTTTGCTTGGTTTTGTTTAAATAATTCTTCTTCTAAACATTTTTGATTCAGTTTATCCATAAAAGTAGGACCAGCTAAAGATGAGATTTTAACTTTTTGAAGACCCAGAATATTTTTAATATGTCTTATTGCCTCAGTTATAGATTCTCTTAAAGGTTTGTTTGCTTTAAATTCGATTACCACACCATTATAGTTTAGTTCAAATAGAACCTTTCCTTTTCCATCCATTACTTTATTAAATAATGCACCAGCAGTTTGATACTCTATTGAAGTATCAAAAGACTCTTTATGTTCTCTTTGAATATCACCAATCTCTTCTGCTAAAGATAAAGTTTTATCTTCTCCTTGAAAAGACTCAATTTGATTTAACTTTTCAGGTGTGATAGGATTTGCTAAAGCATATCTTGCTGTTTTTGTTTCAAATTCAACAATATCACCTCTATCATGAACTAAGTGTTCAGCTTCTGGAGTAATAGATTCTAAGATAACTCCAGCACCAGTTTTAATTTTAACTGTAAAAGTTGCACCAATTTGACCTTTTCTATCTTTTACATATCTATCAAATAAAATAGTTTGAATAGGTTTTAAGTGAGTTAATTTCTCACTAACGGCTCTAGAAGTCCATTTGTTTTTTAATAATTCATCTACTGTTTTAAACATTGTTTCCCTTTATTTTAAAATTATTTTGTTTTTGAATAAAGCTTTTTTCATAGAACTATCATAATGTTCTAAATGTTTTTCTCTAACTTCACCAGTAACTAAAACTGCAATATTTCCACTTTCAGTTATATTTTCTAAAAGAATTCCATTTGCATCAAATTTTTCTAATTCTTTCCAATTTGGTTCATCTTCTTTTGGTTCAGTTTGGTTATCATTTGTTAGTGAAATCCAAGAACTACCATTATGAAATACTTCATCATCTTCTTTATAAACACCTGCAGTAAAAATGGGTTTATCTTGAATATTCCAAGTGGTACCACCATCTTTTGTTGTTACAACTGTTCCTAAAGTAAAACCTTCTTTTTCAATATCAATCTTTCCAGATATAACTTGAACTTTTTTGATTATCACTTCATCTATTAGAGGAGGTCTTTTTGTAATTTCCATCGTATTTTCTCCTTATGCATTTAATTCAGCATCAGATAGCTTGTTTTGATTGTTTTGGTTGTTATTACTATTTGCATACATATTGTTGTTTGGAACTGTAATAGCAGTCATACTTGATAAAAGTTTTTTAAGCTCTTCTGGATTTGCTTTTCCTAAAGCAATAAGTGTTTCTCTTTGTGTAGCACTTACTTTGTTTAAAGCTATTGCATTATCAACTTCAGATTCAACACCTTTTTCTTTCTCTTTTTCTAAATCTTCATTTTGTTCTTTTAATTTGTTTTCTAACTCTTTAACTTTAGCTTCCAAATCATCCATTTTTTTTTGTTCTTCTGGTGTCATCATCGACTTCTCCTTTTTTTGATTTTGTTTGTTATTTGCTTTGATTTCTCCAAGCTCTTCCATAAAAGGTCGATTTGTTAAAGCAGCACTATGTAAAGTCCAACCAATATTTTGTGCAGTTACTTGCTCTATTGTATTTGGTAAAAATACTGGACTTATGTATTTATATTTTTTAGTTTTTATAAGTTCTAAACCACTTTCTAGCCACTCAACTTTTGCCCATAATTCATCTTCTTTAAAAAATAGTTCTTTTATCCATCCATAAGCTTCTCCTGTTCCTTCATAGATTGTTTTGTGGTCTAGGTCTATTACCACATCAACTTTTGCGTTATCAAAATTTGTTTTTATTTGCTCTAAATCATCTTTTGATAAAGAAAAAGCTCCATTGTGATGTCCTTGCCACTCTCCAATAACAGCTATCCTGATTTCATTATTTTGATTAATAGGAAGATTACAAACTATGTATTTACTCAAAATCTTCTCCTTCTAATAAATTTGTTTCTATATTGAACTCTATGTCCTTTTTAAATATCACAAGGTAGGCATTTTGTGCTTTTGCATCTAGTATTTTTTTTGAAGATTTTAATTTGATTGGTTCAGATTCTAAGATAGGTTTTAGATGTAAAGTTTTATTTACTTCTTTTATTAAAGAGTAAATATCATATCTTTTCTCATCTCTTGTTTTTTCATTCTTACTAAAACTAGCAGCTACAAGATATAAAGAAAAAGAGAGTTTTTGTTGATAACTGTTTATAGGGTTTTCACCTAAAAAATCTACATATATAGCAGGCATTTTTTTTGGATCTATTTTTATATCATTTAATGAACTAAACTCTCCAAAATATGTGTCTACATTATCTGTAACACTTTTAAGTGTTTTTTTTAATTCTTCTTCATACTCTTGCAAATTTCTACCTTTGTCATATTTTAAAATGGAATCTTAGGTAATAAGCTTCATAAAATAAACTCTTATTTTTTAGAAAAATGCTTGTCAAAAGTAGCTTTAAAAAAATTCTTGCTTTATAGTAAGTATTTAAAGTGTGTAAAGTTCGGTTAATTTTTTATAGCAAGGATAAAAGTATATGAACTTTATAAAAGAGTTTGACTTAAAAGCTATCTTATTTATTGTTTTAGGTTTGATTGTAGTTTTTATTTATTTTTCTAAAAATAGTCAAATCACATCTTTAAAAGATGAAAAGACTTCTTTACAAGAAGATTTGATTAAAGAAAAAACAAACTTAAAAACTTGTGAAGACAAGATGCAAAAACAAAATAGCCAAATAGAAAAAATGAGAGTTGAAGTTACTTATAAAGAGCCTGAAACAATAGAAAAAATAAACAACATTTATCTAAAAGACAAAACTTGTGAATCTGAGCTAAAAGCTTATAAGGAGTTGTTTAATGACTAAATTAGTTTTAATATCTTGCTTTTTTGTTTTAGCTTTTAGTGGTTGTGCTACAAAAACTCAAACAGAGTATATCTATAAAGATGTCTATGTTCCTGTTAAATGTAATGCAGTAATACCCACTAAACCTAAGAGTGATGGAAGCTTTGAAGCTGATAAACAAAAGATGATCTATTTTTTAAAAGTTGAAAGCTTATTAAAAGAGTGTGTAGGTGCAAAATGAATCTAGTAAAAAATAAAAATTTTCAAAAAGAAGTTTTGTGTATAGGAATATTTGTTGTTTTGACAATAGCACTATTTGAAATTTTAAAGGTAGCAATATGAATATAAATGATTTTATTTTTTGGATTTATATGGCTGTGATTAGTTTTTTTGCTGGTGTTTTAGGAATGTTACATAGAGAAGAACACAAATCAAAAGATAATATAAAAGGTAAATTCTTTTTGCTTTTTTTTGGTGGAATTAGTGGTATTTTAGTTGGATATATAGCAGGTGAAGCTTGTTTTTATTGGACTCAAAGTGCAAGATTTAGTTTAGCATTTAGTGCTTTTACGGCTTGGATTGGAGCAGCTGTATTACTTGCTTCTCAAAAAAGACTTTTAGAATTTATTCAGAACTATAAAAAGGATGAAGAATGATTAGTCTATCTGAGTTAAAAAGAAGATTAGAAAATATCATTCAAATTGGAACTATAAGTGCTACAAAAAATCAAGAAGGCAAAGCACTTGCAAGAGTAGTTGTTCATGATGTAGGTGAAGATAAAAGAGTAACAGATTTCTTACCAGTTTTGAGTTTAGCAAACTCTTTTTTTAGAGTATTTGTTCCTATAAGAGTAGGAGAGCAAGTTTTAGTAATAAGTCCTTTTGGAGATACAAACAAAGGATTTATTTTTAGATCTATATTTAATAAAGGTTGTAAAGAACCATCTGGAGCAAATGAAAATAAAACAATTATTGAATTTGAAGATGGAGCAATTATCTCTTATGATACAAAAAGTTCTACTTTAGAGGTTTTAAATCCAAACATTATAAATGTAAAAGTGGGTGAAAGTGTAAATGTTGAAGTAGGGCAAACAATAGTTGTAAATGTAGGACAAAGTGCAAAAATAGTTGCACCAACAGTAGATATAGAATCTACTACTACAACTATTAAAAGCACATCAATCAATCTTATTGGAAATACATTAATACAAGGTGGTATTACAACAAAAGGATTAAGTGGAGGAGCAGGAACTTTTAGTATAGATGGGACGTTAGATATTACTCAAAAATTGTCTACAGGTGGAGATGCTTCTATTGGTGGAAAAATTACTGATAGTAAAGGTGATTTAACAAATCACTCAAATCATGGATATGGTAGAGACTAATGGCTAAAAAAATATCAAAAGAAAAAAGCTTTAAAAGGATGATTGAAACACCTCTAGGTTCTAGAGTTCATCTTCCTTTTTTTGGTTCAAAAATTCATGAGCTTATAGATAAAGAGATGAACCAAAAGTGGGTTTTACTATTTCAAAAATATATTTATGAGTGTTTTTTTGATGAAAATTGGGAGCCTTGGGATGATAGATCAATTCCTGAAGGAATAGATGTAACAAATTTTGATGAAGTAAATTCTAGCTTAAGTTGTGAAGTTTCTTTTCAAGATGGAACGACTTTAATATATAGGTATGTGAGGACAAAATGATAGATATAAATTCTTTACCAACACCTACTGTTCTACAAGTTCTTAATTATTTAAAAATTAAGCAAGAAAATATTGATACTTTAAAAGAGAAATATCCTGATTGGGAACATATTGAATCAGATGATTTTATGCCAAATATTGAAGCAAATGCATACAGAGAGTTACTTCTACGACAAGAGTTTAATCAATTAGCTTTAGCATTTTTTTTAGCAACTGCAACAAAAGCAGATTTAGACCATTGGGGAGTGGCTTTTGATTGTACAAGATTAGAAGGAAGTAAGCCTTGGGCAAATTATACTTTTACTTTAAGTGAAGCAAAAACTACAGATATTACTATAAATAAAGGTTTGGCTTTAGCAGATGATGAAAGTAAATTTGAGGCTAGATTGATTGAAGATATTATTATAAAAAAAGGACAAACTGAAGCTATTGGAAAAGTAGAACTTCAAGTTTATACACAAAGTAGCGATGTTCAAACAAATAATATTATTACAACTCTTCCTTACATTTTAAGTGCAAAAGCAAACTCTGAATTTAAAGCTGGTTCAAATGTAGAAAGTGATGATGACTTTAGATTTAGAATACTTTTAAGTATGAGTGATAAATCAACAGCAGGTTCAAAAGATACTTATAAATCTTATGCCTATAAATCTGATGAGAGAATAGAAGATATAAAAGTGGTGAATGGCTTAAAAGATTTTTCTACTTATATACCTTTGTTTTTAGGAAAAAATGAAGTAGGGATTTTAGAAGCTATTAAAACTTTAATAGCTGAATTTTGTACTGTAAATGTCTATTATTATTCGCAAAATGCAGATGAACTTATGAAACAAAGAATAGAAGCGAGTTTGAATAGTGAGAGTGTAAGACCACTTACAGATTATGTAAAAGTTGTAGAAGCAACTCCAAAATTGTTTAAAGTAGAAGCAGTTTTAAACTGCGAGAAAAATCAAGAATATGGACTTATTCAAACTCAAGCTTTAGAAAATCTACAAGAGAACTTAAAAAAATTAAGAAAGATTGGAGAGAAAATAACACTATCTGAAATAAATGATTTTTTAAGAGTTGGTGGAGTTAAAGAGGTAGTTATCTCAAATCCAACACAAAATATAGAAGTATTATCACATGAAATAGGAGTATGTAATGAGTTCGACATCACTATTGCCTATTAATGAAGATGAAAAATTAAAAGTTATTGATTTAGCTTATGAACAAAGAGTTGCAAAACTAAAAGAAGAGTTACAAGTGATATCTACTTTAGCTCATCCAAAATTAGCTGACGAAAAGTATTTGCCATATCTAGCACATAGCCATCAAGTTGCTTTTTGGAGTAATGAACTTACTTTAGATGAGAAAAGAGCAATTATCCATTATAGTATTTTATTACATAGAAAAAAAGGAACTTTATTTGCTTTAAAAGAGGTTTTAAAAAAGTTAAATATTGATGTTAAGTTTTATGAGTGGTTTGAATATGTTGGGCTACCTTATCACTTTAAAATTGATGTTGATTTTTTAAATAGACCTGTTGAGGATAAAGATTTAAAAATTATTGAAGAGTTTGTTGAAATCTATAAAAATACAAAAAGCATCTTGGAACTTATAAGAATAAGATTAAAAACAAACCTACAACACAGATACGCAAGTGCAACTATCCAAGGTGAAAATATAAAAGTCTATCCATATCAACCAAGAAGTTTAAGTGTATCTTTGATGAATAGATTTGCAAGTGTAATAAAACAAAGAGAAAAAGTAATCATATTTTTAGATGGAGCGACAGTATGACAGATACACAATATTATAGTTTACTAACAAGTAGTGGACATCAAGCTAATATAAAAGCAAAAGCTTTAGGACTACCAATAGTAATATCAAAAGTAGCTTTTGGAAGTGGAAATATAACTCCTACAGAAAGTGCAACAGCTTTAGTAAAAGAAGAAATAAGAGTAAATATTAACTCTATTATTCAAAATGAAACAGATAAAAATATCTTAGAAATTGAAGCAGTTATTCCTAGTGATGTTGGAGGATTTTTAGTAAATGAAGCAGCTTTATATTTAGAAGATGGAACTTTATATGCAGTTGCAAATCTTCCTGCTAGTTATAAACCATCTTTAGATCAAGGTGCAGGAAAAGAGTTTGCTTTTACAATTTTTCTAGCAAGTGTTGGAGTAGAAAATGTAACTTTAAAAATAGATGATAGTATCGTATTTGCTACACGAAAATATGTACAAAATGAACTAAAAAAGTATGCTTTAAAAAATGGAGATAAAACACAAATCTTTAAAGTAAAAGACGCAGTAGAAGATGATGAAGCTGTAAATAAAAAGCAACTAAATGTGATAGCACAAAATGTAAGTAATGCTATTTCGAATATTCAGTTTTTACCTATTGGTACAGTTTTTGGAGGATATGAAGATGATAATCCAAATTTCATAGTAGCTTTTGGTGGGACTTTTAAAAAAGCTGATTATCCAAAACTTTGGACTTATGCTTCAACTCATCCAAATAGATTAAAAACTCTTGCTCAATGGGATGCTGAAGCTATAGCAAATAGTGGGATATGTGATTATTACTGTGAAGTAGATAGTTTAAATTTTAGAGTTCCAAATTTGGATGGTTCAACAATTAAGTTTAGTAGTCGTGCTGTAGGAAGTTTTGAAGGTGATGCTATTAGAAATATTAAAGGTGTTGTTTCTGGTTTATTAGGTGCGGCAACTTCTGGAACAAGTGGAGCATTTTTACCTGAGTCACTAGGGGTTAATTATACTGGAAATGGGAATGCATATACATATTCTAAAGCACATTTTAACTCTTCTAATGTTGTACCAACAGCACCAAGAAATAGAGTTGAAAATACAGCTCAGAAACCATTAATTGTAGCTAAATAAGGAGTTTAAAATATGAATAAAATTTATAAATATGATATTGAAACAAAAGAGTTTAGAGAAGAACTAGAGATAAATGAAAACTATGGTTCAAATTTACCTTTTACAACTTCTATAAAACCAAAATCTACAAAAGCTGGTTTTACGCAATGCTTTAATGAAACATCTTCAAAGTGGGAATATGTAGAAGATAATAGAGAAAAAACTGCTTATTCTAAAACTACAAAAGAAGAGTTAAAAGTTGATTATTTAGGAAAAATAAAAGATGAACATACTCTTTTAGAGCCTAAGCAATTTGATAAATGGGATGAAGCCTCTAAAAGTTGGATAGAAGATGAAATTCTTAAAAATGAATATTTAACTCTGCAAAAAAAAGCCAAAAAAGTGGAGCAGTTAAATACTTTAGTAGTTACAACTTCTCAAGGAAATATTTTTGATGGAAATGAAACAGCAAGATTGAATATGGTTAGTGCAATCCAATCAGCAGAACTTTTAGGACAGATTTCTAACAATTGGAAATTAGCCGATAATACAGTTAAAGAGATATCTTTAAATGAACTAAAAGAAGCTTTAGCTTTATCAATACAAAAAGTAGGAGAGATAGTAACAAATGCAGGATAAATTAATAGAAAAATTTGAAAATGATGTAAAAAAAAGAAGTAGATTTATGAGATTCTTACTTGTACTAGACCAGTTAGGAAATGTACTATTTTGGAATGGTAGCCAAGATGAAACTATAAGCTCTCATATTCATAGACGAATAGAGTCTGGTCGTGCAACTTGGTTTGATAAAAAGCTTTGTTGCTTACTTAAAAAAATCGAAGATAATCACTGTGCTAAAAGCATAGGTGAGTAAAAAATAAATTTAAAAAAGGAGATAAATATGAGTACAAGTCGTGGAATAGTAGCAAAATATAAAGCTAATAATCCCTACATAATCAAAGTTAGTTCAACCTTGCCTTTGGCAATGGTACTAACAGCTGAATGTGAAGAGGGAATATATTGTTTTGATAGTCCTGAAGATGCACTAGAAAGTGAGTTTTTCAAAGATGTTGAAACTGGAAATTTAAAAAAATATTTAGAGCTTGGAGTAAATGAATTTCCTGTAATAGTGCCTATTATAGTATCTGTTGTTAATATTAAACTTGATGAAGATAATAATGAAGATAAAGATTTGATGAAAAGTTCTATTATAGATGCAGTTAATGCTTTGCGAAAAGCTTCAAGCACTATAAACAAAGCAAGTAAAAAAGGTGAACCAGTTACATATAAGCCAGATATTATTGTAGTTCCTGATTATCATGTAGGTGATTTAGATGTTTGTAACTCTATAAATGTTGTTTGTGAGTATCTTAGTGCTAGAACTTTTTTTGATTGTGATGCAGAACTAAACTCAGAAGCTTTAGCTTTTAGAGCAAACTTTACTTCAGATAGGATTACTTTAGCTAAGTGTGGTTTAGGGAAATGGAACACAACTTCAAATCAAACAGATTTTTATTGTGCAAGTGCTGTTTTAGCATTTTTAAGAGTTTATATAGATGGACAAAGCACAGTTGGTTATGCAAAATCTATCTCAAATAGAATTTTGCCTTTTTCAAGTGTTAAATACCCAGTTGAATTTATGGAAGGTAAAAAAGATGAAACAGATGCTTTGACAGAAAAGCAAATTATGAGCTTTATCCATAAAGATGGTATTCGTTCTTGGGAGTATGCAACTTGTGTTGATACTATTTGGAAAGATGCAAGAAGAGTAAGAATCTATGATTTAGCAGCAAAAGCGACAATCACTAATTTGTTTGATGTAACAGATAAAGATACAGATGAATTGTTAGCTGCAAAAAGAGCCTTAGAAAACTTTATGGCTGATTTAGTAGGACAAGGTGTAATGGTAGATGGCTTCAAAGTTTATCTAAATATGAAGCTTACAACACAAACAGCAATAGATGAAGGAAGATTTTATTTAGAAGTTGATTGTGATGATATGCCAAGTCCTAGATTGATTGAAGTTACATATAACAAAGTATCTCAAAGTGCAGAGAAAATTTATAAACTATTTGAGGAGGCATAAGATGAGTAGAAGTGTAATAGTAGAAGTAAATTGTTTTATAGAAGGGTATGGGAATCTTGGAAGAACTGTATCTTTCAAGGCTCCAGAGTTAAATCAAAAAACAATTTCAGGAACAACTGGAGTTGGAGATAGAAACTATGCAACAGGGCAGTTTGAGTCACTAGATAGTGAGTTTTCTTGTGCAGCTTTGCCTGAAGCTGTTTACAATGCCTTGTCAAAACTTGATGAAGCTGAACTTATATTTAAAAAAGCGATTAGAACTGGAACAAAAGTAGAAAATTACACTTGGATTTGTACAGGTGCTATTAGTGTGAGTCATGGAGATAGTAAACCAGGAGAGATGTTAGATGTAAAAGTATCTCAAAAAGGGTGTAAAAAATATGTACATGAAGTAAACAATCAAACAAAAGTAAGAATTGACCATGATAACCTTATTTGTGAGGTTAATGGTAAAGATTTAATGGCTGATGTTAGAAGAATTTTAAGAGGATAAAAAGGAGATAAATATGAATAGTAAAAACAAAAAAACAGTTGCCTATCTTGGTGATCAAAAATTAGAGTTATCTACACCTTTAAAGATTGGAGGGAAAGATATAACAGAAATTGTAATAAAAGAACCAAAAGTAAAAGATTTAAAAGCCGTTAGTCACATAAAAGATGATTTAGAACAAACAATTACATTAATAGCAAATAAGAGTGGTTTTACTATTGATGAAGTAGAAGATTTTCCAACACATATTTATATGAAGTTGCAGGAGTTAGTTAAGCCTTTTTTGTCTTAGGTTTAACCAAAGAATATATCTTACAAGGTGCTGGTCTTATAGGATATATCTATCACTTTAGTTTTAAAGAGATTAAGCAAATGACGGTTAGCGAGTTTATGTTTTTTATAGAAGATAGTAAAAATTATATTCCAAAGGTTGATAAATGAAAATAGGTTTAGGTATAGAAATAGGAGCTTCTTTTAAAGGCATTGGTGCTTTTAAAGATACTACTAAATCTATTGATGAACTAAATCCTAAATTATCAACTTTAGGAAAAATAAAACTAGGAATAACTGACTATTTCAAAAGAGCTTCAGAGCAAATAAAACTCACAACAAATGATTTAGAAAAGTTCAATTCTATTCAGTCTAAGATGGAAAGTACTAACTTAAAATTAGACTCTTTAAAAAATTATAGAAATGATTTTAAAAGTTCTATTATGGATAAAGTTGCTCTTGGTACAACAGTTGCAGTCCCTATGAAACTAGCAATAGATTTTGAAAGCTCAATGGCTGATGTAAACAAAGTAGTTAATTTTGATTCATCTGATGAAGCAAAAGCTTTTGAACAATCTATTTTAAAGATGACTAGATCTATTCCTATAAATGCAACTGGCTTAGCTGAGATAGTTGCAGCTGGTGGACAGTTAGGTATCACAAAAGATCAGTTGCTTGACTTTACTGAAATTACTGCAAAAATGAGTACAGCTTTTGATATGAATACAAAAGAAGCTGGTGAGTCTAGCGCGACACTTATGAATATCTTTGGTTTGAGTTTAGATGGTATTTCAAGTTTAGGAGATGCCTTAAATCATTTATCAGATAATAGTGCTTCAAAAGCTAATGATTTAGTAAATGTTTTAGCAAGAGTAGGTGGAACTTCTAAAGTATTTGGAATAAGTGCAGAACAAACAGCAAGTTTAGCAAGTGCATTTTTGGCTATGGGAAAACCTGCTGAAGTTGCAGGAACTGCTATAAATGCTATTTTACAAAAACTTGGAACTGCAGATAAACAAGGTAAAAAGTTTCAAGATGCACTAGATCAAATAGGTCTTAGTAGTGAAGAGTTAAAAGAGAATATTTCAAATAATGCACAAGGTGCAATAGTTGATTTCCTAACAAGAATAAAAGATGTAGCTGATGATGAAAAGCTAGGACTTTTAAGTGATATGTTCGGACAAGAGTATGCTGATGATGTAGCACTTTTAACAGTAGGATTACATAACTATACAGATGCAATAGGACACTTAGCTGATAAGACTAAGTATGCAGGAAGTATGACAAGAGAGTTTGAGATTAGAAGTAAAACAACAGCTAATAATATGACGCTTTTTAAAAGTGGTATTGCTGAGATTGGTATAAACATTGGAAGTGTTTTATTACCAGCTTTAAACTCTATTCTTAACCCACTAAGAAGTGTGACTAATAGTTTAGCAGATGCCACTACTAAATATCCAGTTCTTACTAAAGTTGTATTTGGTGCAACATTTGGAGTTATAGGTTTGGGTATTGCATTTTCTACTTTAGGTTTTATGGGAAGTTTTGCATTAAGTGGATTGTTGATTGCTAGAAAAGGTTTATTACTATTAACAGCTGCTTTAAATTTTGCGAAAATAGGAGTTCGTGCTTTTATTGGTTCGACTGGAATAGGGCTTTTACTTGTAGGTGCTGGACTTGTATATGAGTATTGGGAACCAATTAGTACAGTTATGAGTGCTCTTTGGGACAATCCAATGAAAGCATTAAATGATTTTTGGGCTAGTTTAAAAGAAAAGTTTGCTTGGGCTAAACCTATGTTAATGGAACTAGGCAATATCTTTGGAATGGTAAGTGATGATGAACTTAAGGGTTTTAAAAAAGATGAGGCACAAAAAGAGTTAACAGAGGCTCAAAAAAGTTCTTTACCAACTATCCCAAAAGTAAATGAAACAACAGGTGCAAAAACTATAAACAACACGCCAACTTATAATATAACAGTTAATAATCCATCAGATGGATTTGATATAGAAAAAGAGATGAAAAAAGTAGAACAAAAGAAGAAAAATAAACAGTATGAGGATATAGACTGATGATTTTAGGTATGTTAGGTGATTTTGATTTTAAGATGAATAAATCAGAGTTTAGTCAACTTTCTAAACAAATAGATTTTGGGTGGACTAGCTCAGATAGAATAGCAAATTATTCATATCATCAAGCAGCAACTAAACCAAAAACTAGTTTTACATTATCTGGAACTCTGATTATGAAATCTATTTATACTTTTGATAAGTTAGAAAAGATTGGAGAGATTCAAGAGCCAGTTCTTTTAAGTCTTACTAATACACAACCTGTCTTGGTTGTTATAAAAAGTCTTAAAAAAGATATGAGTAGGTTCATAAAAACTGGTGAATATATAGAGCAAGGCTTTAATTTAGAACTTGAAAGGTGGTACAAATGAATCTAACTATCACTCAAGAAAATAAAAGACTAGATGAAATAGTTTATAACTACTATGGCTCACTAGAACATTTTCAAAAAGTTTTAGAATTAAACAATATTACTAAAGTATTTTTAGATTTAGGCGATGTTATAGAACTTCCAGATATTGAAGAACTAGAAGAAAAAAAAGATGAATTTAGTGAAGTAGGAGGGCTTTGGTAATGAACCCAAGATTTAAAGTAGTTGTAAACGGAAAAGATATAACAGATACTATAAATCAAAATGCTTCAAAAATAAGCTTTCATGATGAAGATGGAACAAGTAGTGATGATATAAAACTAAGTGTTGAAGGAAATTTTAGAAGACCAAAGTTTGGTGATGAGATAAAACTTTGGATAGGTAATGAAACTTCTATGATGTATTGTGGGACATTTGCAGTTCAAAATTCTAAAATTAATATGAGTAATGGAAGTAGAATAGAAATAAGTGCAACTGCAGTTGACTTTTCAAGTGGAGCAAAAGTAAAAAGAAATAAAAGCTTTGAAAACTTAAGTATAAAACAAGTAGTTACTCAAATAGCTAAAAAACTAGAGTTAAAAGTAGAGTGTGATTATGATGATTTATATGTGATACATATCGAACAATCAAATGAGTCTGATTTACATTTTTTAAAAAGATTAGCAAGTGAATACAACGCTTTATTTGCTATTAAAAACAATACTCTAATCTTTAAACAAAAAGTAAAAGGTGATAAAAAATCTAGTGGACTTCCTAGATATAGTTTAAATGTAAAAGAGATAAGCTCTTATGATATAGAAAATACAAATAAAGAAAAATATAACTCTTGTGTAGCCTCATGGCACGATACAAAAGAGAATACTCAAAAGAGTGTAACTGTTGGTGATGGTGAACCAGTTAAACATATAAAAGGTTCATATCAAAATGAAGCAGATGCAAAATCAAAAGCTCAAGCTGCTCTTCAAAAAGCTTCTAGTCAAACTAAAATTGGAAATATAAGTTGTGCTGGATTTGTATGTTATGCAGGTGGAGTTTTGAGTTTATCTGGAACTGTAGAAGATGATGGAGAGTATCATATAAAAAGTGTAAATCATGATATAGATACAAGCTCTGGTTGGAGAGTATCAATAGAAATAGAAAACTAAAAAATTACTTTATAAACACAGCCACCACCCCTGATAGCTGCATAAAAATTTTACAAAAAAAACAACATTACTTTAAAAAAAGTGATGTTTTTTCACAAAGGATAATTATGCAAAGAACAAAACTAAAAGCCCCATTTGGTTGGGTAGGTGGCAAAACTCAATTAGCTAGAGATATTATTGATCTTATTCCTCAAGAACATAAAACTTATATTGAAGTTTTTGGAGGAGCAGGAAGTGTACTTTATCAAAAAGAACCAAGTAAACTTGAAGTGTTTAATGATATAAATAGTGAACTTATAAATCTTCACAGAGCTATTAGAAATAATCCACAAAGCTTGAGTATTTATTTGAATGATTTACTTATCTCAAGAGAGATATTTAATGATATTAAATCAAAACATTTAAGAGGTAGAAATAATATAGAAAAAGCAGCTTTCTACTTTTATCAATTAACTCAAAGCTTTGGCTCTAAAGGTGATAACTTTGCTATGGCTGCAAAGTCAGGACGAAAACCTAAAAATATATATAGAAATTTTAAGACTATTTCAGAGAGGCTTAAATATGTAACAATAGAGAATATGAGCTTTAATAAACTTATTTCTTTGTATGATAAAGATGACGCCTTTTTCTATGTAGATCCACCTTATGTAAGTACTGAAAGCTACTATAAAAATACAGGTGGATTTGGACTTAAAGAACATGAAGAGTTAGCACAACTGTTGTCAAATATAAAAGGTAAATTTTTATTGAGTTATAACGATAGTGTAATAGTTCGAGAGTTATACAAAGGCTTTAATATTAAAAGTACAAAAGAGATAAGATACACTCTTGGAGCAAATATGCATGGTAAGAAAAAGAGTGTGAGTGAGGTGTTTATAACTAATTATTAAAAAATAAATGTAATGTTTTAAGCAATATCAAAGAAGTATTATTTATAACGATGATATAATTTACTATATTTCAAAGGAGTCAAAATGAATTTTACAAACATACCAGCTTTAGAATCTAAAATGGATAGACAAAATGTGTTAGTTGCTTTTTTTACTATTCAATATGGAGAGTGTAATATTGAATGTGTGTATTCAAAGATAATGAGAAAATTTTTATTTGCTATAGTTGATAGGAATATTGGTTTCACATGTTCTTTAAATGGTATATATGCAAATACTTATATTAATCATAGAGAAGCATTAACTGCATTAACACAATGTAGAAATCATGGACGTTGGGATCCTACTCATTTTTATGAAGTATTAAATAATAATCTTCCTAATGTTAATATATCAGAAGTAACAACTACTGAGTATAGAGCTGTTTCTGATTTGGCTGTTTCAAATTTTGAAGATAGAATCTATTTTAATCATTGGAGAAAACGCAAAATATCTGATCGGCAAACTGATAAAACGATTGAGTTATTGGGATATGAAGTTTTGAAATTTTGTCAAAATACAGGTATAACACCAGTATATTTTCCTTATCCAACTGATAGAACAATAGCAATTATGAAAGATTTTAAACTAGACTATAAAAATCATAATGCAATTGATTAACTTGTAAACTAACTAAGAATTTCTTAGTTAGTTTAAATAAGTAGCCAAGAAACTTTCAATATCTCTTATCATATTTTCAACATTTTCATGAGTAAATTCACTATCTTTACCATGAGCAGCACTATTTCTAATATCTGCTAATGCAGTAATGCTTTTTTGTTGGAACTTATTATAAACACCAGCTTTTGTTAAATCATCATTCATTTTTGTAAGTTTCCCCTGTGGTATTTTTTCTTTATCACATAAGCTTCTAAGAGCCGTTTCTAAAACTACTCCAGCAATTACAGCAGCAGCTAACTTATATTTATTAGATAGTAATTCTTTAGCTTGTTCAAGCTCTGTATCGAAAACATCTGCTTCTACTAAAGATTTAAGCGACACTAAAAAACCATTTTCATAATCATCTTTTAAAGCATTTAATAGAGCAAATTGTTTTATAAAGTAAGGATATGTTTGATCTGGTATATATTTTACAGATTCAATTTCAGAGAACTTTTTCAAATATGTAGAATTCTTTCCTGCAGTAAGTTCTATTATATTTTGTACTTTTAATTTCCATTCAGTATGTTTAAAGATATCTACATACTTAGCCATACAAAATCCAGCATCTTCTTCATATAAAGTATTTTTAACTATATCACCTTCTTTTATAAGTTCTTCAATTCTTTTTAAGAATTTCAT